ATATCCTTGCCTTTAATAAGGAAAATTGGTTGGAGAATAAAAAGTTGAAAGAAATTACAACTGACGCTACAGGTTCTCCATATGCAGGTTATGTTGTTGATAGTGAGTTATCAGCCGAAATCAGACACTTGATGACTGAATACGGTGTAGCAAGACGCGAAATGACTTCATTACAGTTAACTAAAGGATCATACAAGGCTAATAACCTTACTACTGATCTAACTGTTTACTGGGTAGATGAGGGTGCCGCTATCAAGTCAAGCGAGGTTGTCATTGGCCAAGAAACTTTGGAGCTTGTAAAATTGGCTGTAATCGTATCTTTTACAAGTGAGTTATTAGAGGATGAGGAAATTGACCTTGCTTCTTTCGTAACAAGCAGGGTTGCTGAAAATTTTGCTGAGGCAGAAGACGAAGCATTCTTCAATGGTGACGGTACATCTACCTACGGTGGATTTACAGGTTTATTGCAAAATACTTCTATCAACGAAGTAACAATGACCGGATCAACATTCGCCTCATTAGATGCTGATGATTTACTTGCGATGATTGATGCTACTCCTCAAGGAGCTCAGGCAAATTCTAAATTCTACATGCAAAGAACAATCATGAGTTTAATCAGGAAATTGAAAGAGGATAACGGAGATTATATCTACCAAAGGCCATCAGAAGCTGGCCCAGCTACAATATGGGGAAAACCTGCTGTAATGGTTGAAGTGATGCCATCAACATCTGATACTGCGGCCGCTACTTCATTCATTCTTTATGGAGATTTGAAGAAAGCTTGTATCTTAGGATATAAGGGAGCTATTAAGATTGATAGATTTAATGGTGGTACTATCAGAAATGTTGCAAACTCAGCTGATATTAACTTGATCACTACTGATCGAGAAGCTATCAGATACAGACAGCGATCAGGATTTATCGTGATCATCCCAACTGCTGTAACCAAGTTGACAACTGCTGCTGCGAGTGCATAAGTCGATTATATAGACTTTTTAATGGGGGAGGTGCAAACTATTATCTCCCCCCGACTAAGAGCCTATTATGAAAACATTTATTTATAAAAACATAAAAACTGGAGAGGTCATTGAAAGGAAAAAAAAGATAAACAATGATCCTGATTTGAGGTTGATTAATGTAAGAATGAATGGGCAAATGAATAATAAAGACATAAGACAAAAATAATATGGGAACTCCAAAAGGTTATACAACTAAAGATAAGATTGAAGATTTTCTTAATATTTCTATTACTGGCGAAGTTGATGATTATATTTTGGCAGCTGAAGATATTATTGATCGTCTGACAGGACGAAATTTTGTTGCAGGAACAGTAGCAAAAGTAAGAATATATAACGGAGATGAAACACAAGAACTTTTAATCGATGATTGTGTGGAAATTACTAAGGTAGAACGAGGCGATGATGAATGGGGTGATGATTTTACTGAAATAACAGCTGGTGGTAGTGATGGATATTTTCTCGAGCCAGTAAACAATAAAGACGAGAATAATTTGGTAATTAAGCCATATAGGAAAATTATATTGAGGAGTAAAGTTTGGATAGGCGGAGTCCAAAACGCCAAGATTACCGCAAAATGGGGCTATAGCACATCTGCTCCAGAAGATATAAGCTTTGCGGCAACAGTTTTTGCTTCCGGCATGTATAACGCAAAAAGAGGTGGATCAGGAGATATTAAATCAGAACATATAGGAGGATATATGGTAACATATGATGTAAATGAAGATGGAGTATCATATGGAGATATTCAAAGAGCTATGACAATATTAGATAGTTATAAGAAATTTTCACTTGGAGAAATATGATATCAAGATTTTTTACAAAAACATTTACAGTATCAAGACAAGAATGGAGTAATGAAAGCTCGGCAGAAGTAGTGAAGTCAAGCTTCCTTGGGCATATACAATCAATGAAATCTGATGAGGCAGAAGCTCAGCTTGGAATAGCAATGACTAATGCTTTCAAATTATGGTGTCCGATAGATACAAATTTAATGAAAGGCGACAGATTAGTTGGTCCAGACGGGAAAATATATCATGTAGAATTTATTAAAGAATGGGATATGGGGACTAATCAGCATTTAGAGGTAATGGTACAATTAGATTTAAGTGAGCCAATAAGCGTATAATATGTCAGAAAATATAGTAACAATTAAGGGATTAGAGGAATTTAAGAGCGCGATACAAAGAAATCCAAGGGTTACATTAACAGAGGCTTCAAAATTTTTAGTAAAGTCAATAGCAGAATATAATAGATCAATAATCAGAAATCCTTGGGCAGTTGGTGGATCCGGGGGAGGTGCTCCGGTAGATACTGGAAACTTAAGAGATACTCACAGGAGAGAGGTAAATAGATTGTCAGCGAGTATATTCCCAACCGCAAGCTATGCAAAATATGTTCATGGCAGAAGAGAGGGGGAAGTAAACAAGGGAAACGGAGTTAAATCAAGACCATGGCTCGATTACGCAGTAAAGAGTAAAGATAAAATAATACAGATGTACGGGGAGCAAATGCTTAAAGAAATAGTAAATAATTTAGCTAAATAAATGACTGAATTAATATATACAAAAATAAATGAAAAAATAAGAGAGTCAATTGAAAAAGTTGACAGGATTAAGGAAATATACTCTTATCCAGCAACAGACATAAGGGCTTATCCGTCAGTAGTTTTTTACCCATCTGACTTTAATAACATTTTTCAAACAAACGAGGAGAATTTTCAAACAAAGGGATATAAGATGTTTATAATAGTGAGCGGAGAGCAAAAAGATAAGGAAACCATATTTGATACCATATTGGCAAAATCAGTAGACTCGGTTATTAATCAGTTGGCAGAAGATTGGGATATAGGAACTATTGATGGGCATAGAGCTTGGTTGCAGATAGAGGGTGGAAACTGGGGTATGGGACAAGAGCAAAATGGCATTGAAGCATGGGCTGAGTTTAATTTAACAATAAAATTACTAACAAATAATAATTAAAAAAATATATGGAAATTATCGGAAGACAAATAGAGGCAGGATTTGGCGTAGAAGAAACCAGAGGAACTGCCCAAGGCACAGCCGAGGCATGGCTTAAAAATGTCAATGCTAATATAGTATCAAAATCTGAAAAAATTATAGATAACAACTCCCATGGTGTATTGGAAGACAGTGACGGAAGTAGAGTTGTTAAAAAATGGTCTGAGGGAGAACTTGAGGGCATTCTTCATGTTGACCCTATTGGATATGTTATTTATAACTTATATGGAGCTGTTTCAAGCTCATTAGTTTCTGGATCAATTTATTCTCATGTATTTACTATTCAGCAAGGAATACAACATGCATCACTTAGTATTTTTGTAAAAGATGGATCTGCACAGCAATTGGTATTTAAAAACGGAATGGTAAACACTCTTGAAATTAGCGCATCAGTTGATGATTATGTTAGATATGTGGCATCATTTATGGCCGGAGAGGAAACTGATAATACTGATACCCCAAGTTATAGTACTGAGAATGATTTTATTGGAAAAGATATAACAATTAAAATCGCCGATACAGAAGTCGGGCTTGTTAGTGCTACTACAACAAAGGTAAAAGATTTATCAATTAGCTTTGATCAGGGATTATTATCTGATCATGTATTTGGCGCATACGGTCCGGATGATATTTATAATACGAAGATGAGTATTGAGGGAGAATTTACAAAGAATTTTGCGGATGAAGTATTTAAGGATTTATTCCTTGCTGATACCGCAAAATACATGGAAATTACTATTCAAGGTGCAGAAGACTTGGGAAGCGGTAATTATCCAACAATTACAATTTTATTGAATAAAGTGCAGATCCAAGACTGGAATAGATCAGGAGAGAACGACGAACTCGTTACTGAAACAATAGCTTTCAAAGCATTTTATAACGAAACTGATAATCAGCAATCAAAAGTTACATTAAAAAATACTACCACTGAATACGATACAGCAATAAGTTCTTAATACCACGCGTGATGGAATAAAAAATGTCCGCGGAGTTACCGCGGACATTTAATGGTGGTTTAAGAGGTTAAAATTATTATAGCGATTATTATAGCAAATAATAGTATAAAAACCCCACAACAGCCCTGTGTGGCCATGTAACCTCTATTAAGCCCATGAATTAGATCATCCATAATTTTAAGTTATTAATATAATTATATTATTAAATAAAAACAAAACTATGTCAATCGTAAAACTGTTAAAATATGAAGTTGAAATAAAAGACTTTCTAACTTGGGGAGATAACGAAAAGCTCCAGAGTATTTTAATGAGCGGAGCTAAA